GGGATGATTCTGACGACCCGAACAAAATCTACTTCGAGGCTACTAAGGAAATCTACGGGCAGTTAGAATTTATCTTTGACAACGAATATGTAAAGGGAATAGACACCAAAGAAATAACGTTTAGTCCGACACCAATTGACAAGACGACCTTTAACGCTTACGTGCCTACTTTGTCAGGTGCGCCAAAGGTAAACATACGAATACTACAAGACGGAGGGGAGGGAGTTTGTGACGCTTATAATTTATACAATTATGGTACTACTGGCGAGACCAACGTAACGACCTATCCAATATTTCACCATTGGGACAACCCGACAAACCCAACCTTCGATATTTTATTCGCACAGCCCGACTACATGTTTTATGAGGGTTACAGCATAACGAATAACAACCTATACAACCTTTACTGGAGACGCACCGTTAACCAAATCAATGTGGGTAAAATGTTGACGGCTTACTTCAACCTACGTGAAGACGATATCCAAAGCCTCAAACTAAACTCTAAAATACGAATAGACAATAGTTGGTGGACGATAAATAAAGTAATTGACTACGACTGCAACGCACAAAACCTTACGAAGGTGGAGTTAATGAGTGCGGACACTGAAATAGACTTAGCCCCATTTAAAAAAGGCAACGTCACCCCGACAACAGTTGGCGACTTGTCTAGTCATACTGGCAGCATACATTGGGACAATAGTTTCGTGGGGAACGTAGTACCAGGTACGTCAGTCAGTGCCATCTACGGACAAGGTAACGTTATCCAACCCAACGTTAACGGAATAATTGTAGGTAATAATAAGATGCTTGACCAAACGGGAATAGTTACCGAGCGGATAGCTGCGGACGTGGCGAACATTCGAGCGTTAAACTTGTCGGGAGGTGTTACGGGTAATTATCGTGAACTTGGTTTAGACGGAAATTATTACTTATCCAATAATGACTTTATCCTAAACATAATTACGGGAAGTAATATTTACTACTTACCACTTACAAATACAGCAGGTCAATTAATAACTATTAAAAATTCGGCAGGAACTAATGACATTAAAGGTCAAAGTCAATTAATAGATGGCGGTGCTACGGTTACTCTTACGGGTACTAACGTTTTGAGGGTAGTTAGTGACGGGTCTAATTGGCTTATCATTTAACCAAAACACGAACACACTACTTTAAAGATTATGGAAGGCTCATTCAAGATAAAGTACAAAACCCGTTTTAAGCTACAAAAGGCTATCCAACGAACCATTACTCAAATAGGGTTTAATGAGTCAGGAGAGGGAACGGGAACGATGCACGATTCAATTAGAATTTCAGCTGCAACGGGTGACCTCAATAAATTATACGTTACGATTAACGCCATCTTTTACTACATGTTTATGGACAAGGGTGCGTTACTTACAAATGGTGGTGTTATTCGTCCGCAGTTCATTACACAAAAAGCAATTGAAAGCCCACTGGGTCAAGAATTTATTAGTGATGCAATAGGTGAGTACTTAGTTTGGATGCAAGCAAACTACCCAATTTTGGACGTGGCTACAATTAACGTAACACCTGACAATGTCAAGTTAGAAATTACCTACAATCTATTCGGTGCTGATGGCGGTAAGTGGAACGGAGAATTTGACTACGCTACTAATTGGAATAATTTTTAATCTTTATTGAGTTGTAACTCTTCGACCATTGACAGCATGTTAAACACGAAGACTAGATTTAAGTCAGTGACTGCGTCTATTTTTGTGAGGTCTTGGTTTGACAAGTCGTAGAGTAATTTTTCCCAACTCCATTTAGTGAATACCTTTTCTTCGGCTTCGGCTTTGAGGTCATCTTCATCTAGTTCGGTTTCCTCTTCCTCAATGACTGGATTAAATAGATTCTCGTATCGTTTCTTAAAGTCGTTAGAATAGTCGATATAGTTCTTTACTGCACCATAAACCTCGTTTATACTTACCTCTTTAAATATGTCTTTGCGGCTCATTATACTATACGTATACGGCTCAAATACTAATGTACCCCACTCGTCAGTTTTCCAACGTTTGTATAATATACTAAGCAAAATATCAAAATTCTGCACGAATTGCATAGCATAGTGTTCGAGGTCTATGAACTCCCCCAACGTAAGCGCACCCAACGGCTTTAACTTTAAGCCCTTCACCAGTTCTTTTGGTTTATTGGATGGCTCACGCTGAATAAAACTAACCTTTCGTGCGAGGTCAATTAGTTCTTCAGGGTCGAGGTCTTCCAACTCTTCGGGGTCTGTATCGGAGAGTATGGAAAGAGCCTCTATTGTTTGTAAGAAAACGGAGTTATATTCGAGTTCGTCAATGGTGTTTAGTTCCAACCACTGACTTACACTAACTTCGTTCCAATTTCTAGGTAAATCCACCTTTATTCTGTTACTTCGGTGTTAGCCTCTTCGACTTTCTTTTCCGAAATAACGGCTATCTTTTGCAGAATTTCCATAATGTACGGGAAGGCTACTTCGGCGTTTTGTTTCTTCATCACGTTCACTTTGAATTTAAGGTGTGCGGGTGCGTAGTGTTCGGTACGGGTGAGGTCAGTACGTTTAAAAAGTATGGCTAACGTTTGAGCGCAGAAATTATCGTCTTGTCCTCGGTAGATTTTCTCAATAAGCCCCAAGTCTTTTACTCCTATTGTCTCGTTTGCTTGGTATGTATATTTATCAATGACTAACTCGGTCACCTTTTCACCTTGCGGAATTTCGGACTTGTTAAATTCTTTGATATAATTTGTAAACTCGTCAAGTTCCATTTTGTCAAACGCCTTTTCTGGCACTCCTAAATAGATAAACTTTTCAATCCACTTTTCAATGGTGTCTAGTTCTTGGTTATTCTCAATTTTGTTGAGTTCGTCAAATTGCTGTACGGTTAACTCGTTAAGGTGGTTGGGTATTTCGACCCCGAACATTTGTATCATTTTTCTACGGTATTTAAAAAGTTATAAATTGATTCAGCTTCACCTTCCTTAAAAGGAATAAAAAACATTCTGTCGTGGTATTTAGTAAGTAGGTCAATTCTTTGTTGCTTTTCCATTTCTTTAGCTTTTTCAAATTCATTAGCTAAAAGTCTCATCCTATCCTTGCCTAAAGAAAGACCTAAATACTCTTCTAATTGTTCAACTGCCGTTTGTATCATTGTTTAGATTTTAACCAAAGGTATAAAAATTATGTTTAAAAATTAACCAAAAGTAATTTGAGTTACTTATTAAGTCAATGGAAGGACTACCGACTTACAAAATTACCATAGACGAAGCGTACAACGACGGCGAACAACCGCTAGGTGTAGATGCAATAGCGTTCACGTCAAACCCTGCCGTATTGGTTAAGGGTGTTGCGTTCAAGTCTCAAGCAAAGAGCCACTTCGCAGACGAAAAGAAATATAGAATTACTGCACCCGCCATGATCCCTATGGATATTTATCGTAACGACGATGACATGGGCGAGTACTACGTTCAATTTACCGAGACCGAAATAGACACAATCTTCAAAGAGTTCATGTTGAATTTAAACAACCAAAACTTGTTTAACCTCGAACACGAAGTAGATAAATTAGTTCCTGCCTATATTCTCGAAGCTTGGCTAGTAGACAATCCCGAAGCGGACAAGGCAATGAGTACGTTCGGTATTTCAGTGCCTAAAGGTACGCTAATGATGACTGCGCAAATCACAGACTCCGACTACTACAACAAGTTAGTCGAAGCGGGTCAAGTCGGCTTTTCTATTGAAGGCTTTTTAGGTCTTAAACTAAGTAATCAAAAACAAACATATATGTTACCAGACGGAAAACACACGCTCGAAGATGGTACGGTAATCGTTGTAAAAGACGGAGTTGTCGTAGAAGTTCAAGAGCCGCAAGCCGAGGAAGTAGCAATGGGAGTTGAAGCGTCTACGGAGGTGGAAATGGCAACGGAAACAGAAACACCTGAAGAGGTTGTAGAAGTTGAGGCGGCTATTGACCCTGCGGCAGATGCAGAAGCTATCCTTGCAATCGTAAACCCTGTTTTAGAGCAGCGTGTTAGCGAAATTTTGCAAGTCATTGCAGACCTCAAAAACGAATTAACTGAAACGGAAGAAGTCGCATCCGTTGAAGAAATCGAAATGTCAACAGCGCAAAAATTCAGTAATGTAATTAACTTCTTAAAAAAATAAGAAATGGCTAAAAAATTAAAATTCGACTTGACAGTTGACGCTAGTGCGTTACTACAAGCAAACCCATCCGAGTATTTTTCTATCCTTTACGGAATGGAAAACGCAGTAACTAACTACCGAGTTTTACCGGGTATTAAAAACAAGACTAAAATTGCAACGGTACTTTTTGACGAAGTTCTTGCAGAAAGTGGCTGTAACTTTTCAGCTCAAGATGCTGACCTTAGCGCAGTAGAAATTGATGTGTGTGCATTGACTTCTCAAGCGTCTGTTTGTCAGTTTGACCTAGAACAATCTTTCCTTGCTTTGGAAATGGCTAAAGGTTCAAACTCTGACTTTTCAGTTGCGTCTTTCATGAATTTCTTTTATTCACAAATGGCGAAGAAAGGTCACCAAGAACTTGCTAAATTGATGTGGAGAGGTGACACGGCTGTTGAAGGTGCTTTGGGTCTTTGTGATGGTTGGTTGTTGCGTTTGTGTACGGCTAACGACTTCATTACTCCTGCAGGAACTTACGCTGCTATTACTTCGGCTAACGTACTTGACAAAATGGCTGCAACTTTGACAGCTGCAACGGGTGAGATGTTGGTTAATCCTGCTCAAATGCAATTCAAAGTAGCGCCTAACGTGGCTGCTGCTTACCGCATTGCTACTGCTGCAACCAACACTGCAACTAACGTAACGGTTGGTTTGTCTTTGACTTACTTGGATATCCCAGTTGTTGTTGAGTACGGTCTTCCTGCTTCAACTATCATCTTGTCTGATTATACAAACTTCATCTACGCATTGGATGCAGAAGGTGACCAAGACAATTTGCAAATCGTTGACTTTAGCAAGACAACACTTGATCGTCGTATCGGTGCAAGAGCTGACTTCAAAGCAGGTTTCTATGTAGTGAATACACCACAAGTTGTTTGGTACGGAGGGGCACAATACTGCTAAATTATAACGGGGGTGTAATAACCCCCTTTTTATAAACCTTTAAATACTAAATAATATGGCATGTACAACTTTAGAAACAATCCTTAAAGGATGTGATTCAAATATTGGAGGGATAACTTCGATTTATATTAACGACCAAGACAACGTGGTAGGTCCAGTTGACGTAACGGCTTATGTTGTTACTGACTTCGGTACACTTACTGACCAATTTGTTGAGTTTGAGTTCAGACGTAACACGGGAATGTATACCGAAGAGGCAGCAATTGACCTCGTAAACGGTTCGTCTTACTATACACAAACGGTTACTTTAATTTTCCACCGAAGAGAGGCTGCGAAATCTAAGGCAATTAAAATCTTAGGCGAAGGTCAAAGAGATTTAGCACTTGTAGTTGGTGACGCTAACGGCAAGTATTGGTATTTTCCAAACGCTCAATTGACAGCCGTAACGGAAGGTTCGGGAACTGCTAAAGCGGATGGCTCAAAGTACAGCGTTACGTTCGTAGCGGAAGCGGAAAACCTTGCATATGAGGTTGCGTCTGCTGAAATTCCAAACATTATCTAATAAGATAAACACGAATTGAAGAGGGGGTTTTAATTAGCCCCCTTTTTTATTTAACCAACTTTTCTAAATACTACTTATTAAGATAGTATGATATACCTCGAACAAAACGAAAACAATACAATAGCCTTAACGCTAACGGAAAGTGCTACGATCACTGCGCCGACATGGTTGTTTAAATTCGTGTGGGAAATGGACGAGACACTTGCACCCGTTTACTGGGTAGGTGTTGACTATTCGCAATATGTAAATAGATATAATCTTTTCTTTTTGGAGGAAGGTGTAGACGTTACGTTCAGAATAGGTCAATACCGCTACGAGATTTACGAAAGTCCTGACCCGATAATTGTCGACCCAAACACGAACGCTAACGGCTTAACGTTAGTTGAGGAAGGGCGTATGGTTGTCGAAGGTATATCAAATTCAATTTATGACTAATGGGATTATTTGGAAAGTTTAAAAAAGACGAAAGTGTAAGCGTGGTGGACACGGGTTACCAAACATTTAGTACGCCATTTTTGCGTGTGCCTGAAGGAAATTTGTCGTTGCCGTTTGTAGATGTACGTTACACTGTGCAAGGTTATGTACGTTTTGGAAGTGATAACCTTTATCCGCAGTACATGAACCAAATGTACTACATGTCACCACTTCACGGGTCAATTGTCGACTTCAAAACAAACGCAACTATCGGAGGGGGCTATACATTTGACGAGTCGAAGTTAACGGACATGGAAAAGGTAGTACTTTATGCCTTCGGAAAAAAGATAGGTTTCAAAGACACGCTTAAGACAATCACGAAAGACGTTATTTTACACGGACGTTGCTACTTTACCATCGAGTTAAAAGGTGGAAAGACGCACAATGTTAAACGAGTAGCCCCCGAAAAGGTTAGAATTAACCAAGCGAAAACATTATACGCTGTAAATGAGGATTGGCAGTTCGGAATGCAAATTAGAACCTTTGAACCATACCACCCGGAATGTAAAGACGGTACTTACCTATACGCATACGAACAAAAGAGCGTTGGACAAGACTACTATCCACTACCGCAGTACACCAGTGCGTTAAACTTTGCTTTTTTGAGTGGTGAACTTAGCTACTTGCAGAAATCGAACATTCAAAATAGCATCTTCCCTTCGTTTGCCATGATGTTCCCGAAGAAACCACAGGGACCAGAAGAAATGCAGTTAATCAAAGACACGGTTAACAAGCTGAAAGGGGCGGAGAACGCAGGAAAAGCGGTTGCTTTCTTTGCTAATAACAAAGAGTCACTTCCTGACTTGGTGAACGTACCTACAAACTCAAACGATGAATTGTTTAGGGGGGTTAGTGAATTGAACACCGAGCAGATATGCTTTGCGCACACCATTGACCCTATTCTTTTGGGTGTACGTACTTCGGGGGCTTTGGGTAGTGGTTCGGACATTAAACAAGCCTATGTTATCTTCGAGAAAAACACGATTATTCCTTTACGTGAAACCATTACGGACGTAGTTAACGGACTCTTACGAGCGGTTGGTATTAATGCACACGTAGAAATCACCAACTACCAAATTGTCAACGAAACTATTACAAGCGTAGACGAAAAAGGAAAGGACATTATTAACGCACTCAACGCAATGAACCCGACATTGGCGGCTAAAGTTTTGGAAAACATGACAGCAAACGAAATTCGGGAACTTGCTTCACTTGCTCCGTTACCTGACACTCAAACACCAACAGCATGATTTATTTCGTAACCGAGAACTTCCTAAAAGTAAACACGCCAATCACTCGTAACGTCGATGTGACGGATGTGTTTCCATACGTTAAGCCTGCTAGTGATATGCGCTTACAAGCTATCCTAGGTAGTTATTTCTACAACTATTTACTGACTCAATACAACGACGAAGTTTTAACACCTGACGAAGTTACGCTAGTGGAGAAAATTCAATTTGTTGTAGCGTGGAGGGCAGCCGAACAAGCCGCATTCGGACTAACATACCAACTTAAAAACAAAGGAATTCAACAACAAAGCGGTGACTACTCAAGTTCAGTAAGTCAAAGTGATACCGCCTTTGTTATGGACCACTACGGACAAATGGCTGCTTTCTACGAGAAAAGATTAATCAACTATTTGCTAGAATACAAAGCACTTTACCCAGAATTTACGAGCGACCTTAACCGAGACTCGGATATCAAACCCGTAGGTGGTTGCGGAAATAGAGGTGACTACGACAACACCATGATGGTTATATAATGGCTGATCAGGAAATAAATATAAAACTCAACGGAATTGCACAAATCCGTTCGGAACTTAAAGCCTTAAAAGGGGAACTTGCCAACGCAACCGACCCCAAACAAATGGCGGAACTCGGTGAAAAGGCGGGTGAACTTTCGGATAAGTTAAAAGACGCAAACGAACAGGTTGCGGTCTTTGCTTCGGGTTCACGCTTTGAGCAAACAAGTAATGCGTTTGGCTTGATGAAGTCCCAATTAATGGACATGGACTTTGAAGGGGCTGCGTCAAGTGCTAAATTGTTCGCTGGAAGTCTTGGGAAGATTGACGGCAAAACTATTTCGGCTTCACTAAAAGGACTTGGTTCAACTATTGCGTCAGTGGGTGGTGCGTTCCTTAAATTAGGTGCGCAACTTTTACTTAACCCTATCTTTTTACTTGTTACACTTATTGGTGCGGTGGTTGCTGCATTCGTTTATTTAGGAAATAAATTAGGGTGGTTTGACGGAATAATTAAAATGTTGACTGCGGTATTTAAGCCTTTAGTAGATTTAATAAAATACTTTTTGGACTTGCTAGGTTTAACCAACTTTGCGGCGGAAGAGTCAATGGCAAAAACTACCGCCTCACTCGAAGAGGAAAAGGAAAAGCGTCAAGAAATCATCGGAAAGATGGATGAAAAAATTGCATTACTTGAAGCAGAAGGTAAATCAAGTTTGGCAGTTAGGATTGAACGTAATAAATATTTTGCTGAAGAAATAGCAAACCAAGAAAAGTTGCTGAAATTTATGGACAACAATTTCTTGAACCAAACAAAACTATATAAAGATACCGTTGCTGAAAATAAGACCAAAGCACGAGACATAAAAGTTGAGGAAGTTAAACTCAATCAGGAAGTAATTGCCGAAGGTCAAAAGGCAGCGGACGCACAAAAGCAATTTTTAGCGGATAGGTTAGCAGCTACACGTCTTATTCAAGACTTGACCCTCGGGGTGATGGAAGACGGGGTAGAAAAGGAACTACTTGCCAATGAATATAAATACCAAAGACTACAAGAAGACCTTTTAAAGAACGAGAAATTTAACAAAGACGAACGTGCTAAACTTAACGCTTTGTACGTTGCCGAAGCACAGCAAACAGCGAACGCAATAAACAAAAAATACATTGATGCCGAAGTAAAGAAACAAGCCGACCTTGCCAAAATAATCAAAGACGCTAAACTTTTACAAGCCCAAGACGAGGAAGATTTTGCCGCACTATACGACCAAAACACACGCAGCGCAGCACAACTTGAAGAGGACGCAGTTCGTGAAAAATACTTTAACCTAATTACTTTAGCTGAACAATACGGTCTAGATACAGTTGAGTTAAAGAAACGTCAGGAAGACGAAATTGCCAATATTGAAAAGGAGGCAAGAGACAAAAAAGCCGCAGAAGAAAAAGCCGAGTTTGACAAAAAAGTTAAGATGGCAGAAGACTACGCTAGTTCGGTTAATAACCTTGCGGAAACGGTGTTTACTTTATCAAATCGTTTTGGAAAGCAAGACGAAATAAGCAAAGAAAAAAGAGCAAAGCGTCAATTTGCAGTTCAAAAAGCAATGCAACTTTCACTTGCTATTATTGACGGGTTTAAAGCGGCTCAAGCGTCTATTGCACAAATGCCACCCGTAACACCTTTGGGTATTGCTGCGCTCGTTGCTACTATATCGGCTTCGGTTGCTAACGTTGCTAAAATTGCAAGTACTCAATACGGCTCAAAAAGTTCGGGCGGTGGTGGCGGTGGTGGTACTGACGTTACAAGCATGGCAGGAAATGAAGCTGCGGGAGGTGGTGCGCCATCGTTCTCACTTTTCGGACAAGGTAACAACCAAAATACAACGGGATCAGCGCAAGACGTAGAAAATAAGAGCAACCAACTCACGGTTAAAGCTATTGTAGTCGAAAGTGACGTAACAAGCACCCAAAATAAGGTTAAGAAAATGCAAGAAAACGCTACACTATGACAAGTTATATTACACTACTTAGTAAGATTGAGCAGTTTTGTAACGCTCACTTGCAAATTAAAAAGTACGGGGGTGAATTTCGGGAGCAGATGCCGAACTTTAGCACCAAAGATGAAAAATACCCCGTTGTTTTTGTCGAACCCGTTAGCGACTTGGAAGACCTAAACACGAACCAATTTTCTATTAACGTTTATTGCGTTGACATTATACAAAAAGACCGAGCAAACCTAAACACTATTGTAAGCGACTGCCAACTTATTCTTAAGGATATGTACGTCTATTACATTAACGACATGGACGCTCAACTAGATGTAGTAGGAACGTCGACCATGACACCCGTAAACAATTTTGACTCGGATTATGTAGCGGGGTGGGTGATGAGTATAACTTTTGAGGTCTCGACTTACGGAGCGTGTGAAATTCCAATGAATCCAATTGAACCCGTTGAAGTAGAATGTGAACCGGGTACCGTTGAAAACTCGGACGGAAGTTACCAAGACGTTGCACCAAGCGGTGAAATTTTAGTACTTCCTGACGTACATTTAGTAGTTTACGATGAAGACGGAAATGTGCTCAGTGACGAAATGTACCCGAGTGTTCAAGACCAAGACATAACGGTAACTATACCACCATGCGCCGACGCAACCTACGATGTTTATAACTCCGTCCCTACTTTATTATTTAGTGGAACTATACCGAGCGGAGACAACGAAATAATTACCGCACCTGACGCAACTATACATTTAAGAAAAGAGAGCAACGGCACTATCCACGTTGAAGCCGTACCGAGTGGAGTTACTGAAAACTACATTGTAGCCGATAACGACATAACCGTTAACCAAGTTAACCCGTTTTCAATTCACGCAACCGACCCGTTAAACATACGACTTCATAACCAAAGCGGTGGCGACATTACACCGCAGTCCGTAGTTTACCAAGGCAACTCAAACCACGTTACGATAACGGTTAACACGGCTTCATTTACACCCGTTGGGGCTACCTTAATGAAGACGGGACAAACGACCTCTTACCGCACTGGAGACGATGGCGACCTTGAAGCGGGACGTGCCACTTCGTTCACGGTACTTGCCTCAAACAATCCTTTCGGAAACACGAACCGATTTACGGATGAGTTAGGCGGTCAAAACTACGTTAAAAACATAGTCATTGATTGGAGTACTTATAACGGGTCAAATGTGCTAGGCTATTATCGAACCGTTAGTGCTACTAATATAACGTGGAACGCTGCCATTGATGCCGCACTTGCTTTATCTATTACTGGATTTACAACTGGGTGGAGACTACCGAACAAAAAAGAAATAGAAAACATTTTTAACTACTCTCTTTCCTTTGGGATAAGCTATTCACCTTTTAATTTTCCAAATGCTCAAATATGGACATCAACAACATACACAGCGTCGACAACTTTAGCCTATGTACATGTAGGTAGTTGGATAAATTTAGGCGGTAAAACGGGCGCAGATGCTCGTTGGATAGCATGCAGAACATTCACAGTAACTGGCACAACTTTATCATAAAATTATGACTTACAAATTCCCACAATTCAACGTCGAAATAGTTAATCCAAGAATCGAGGTTCTTGTTATTCACGACACAATAGCAAAACGAACTTGCAGCGTTGACGTTCTTTTAACTACGGAAACGGCTAACTTCGGCTTGAGCCTTGACGGCTTTACTTATGTAACTGATTGGAACGACGAAGAGGTCGAACTTTGGACTTTAACCGAACTTTCAAAATACGAAGTG